TGATGGAAGGAAAGGCCATGAGGGAAGCGCGGGAGAAGGCGATTGCCGCGGTTGGACGGCTCGTTGCACAGGTTTTGTGAAGGGAATCTCGGTTGCGTGGTTGGACTATACAGAATATCCGTTATCAGACATTGGAGGTCGTTTTGAGGATACCCGGTGGCTGCCTGTCTGGTTTGGTCTCAGCTCGATCTTTTTAAGCATGGCGCGCTTGCGCTGAATGCGCGTGGCCCGTCTCTTTGGAAAATGAGCGACCGCGAACGAGACCGCCGCAGTGGCGGTCAATGGCTTCGGGCCGTAAAGGCCTACCTCGAGTTCGGTGCCGGCTCCGCCTGGCGCCGCCTCTCCGACCCTGATCAACGCAACAGCCCGGAGCGCGATTGGTATTTGGGCGGCATCCGGACCCTGAACGGGATTCCGGCGCGTGGTGATCTCGCCCAAGACGTGCCGGCACGAGTGGGCGCGACCCGTTTCGCAGGTACCCCGGCCGCTGCCGCGCCGCGCGTCCCAAGCTCGAGTTCGCCCGTCGCTCGATTGATGGCGTCGCGTTCCCGAGGCTGGATCGTCGACGAGCTGCTCCGCGTGAACCCAGTCCTCACCGATAAAAAACTCCTATTGCGTCTCTCCCACGCCAAACTAGCTGCCATGCTCATCACCGCTCGCGGAGGAGTAAGTTCCTGCGCCGGGTACCCTCTGGGTGCGGTCGGAAAGCCAGAAAGCCAGAAAGCCAGAAAGAAGGAAAGTCGCCTGACACTGCCAAAGCCCACGAAGAGCGTCGTTCCGGTGCGGCCCTTCCCTGTCCCCTTACGAGGTGCTGCATGAGTGAAACGAAATCACGAACGACGCGTAGCGTGCGAAAGTCTGGGGTCGTCTGGGTCGACAACGAAGTGCTCGACAGGTTCGGCGACGACCTCGGGGCAGCCGGCATCGCCGCTTACATGGTGATGGCGCGGTATTGCGACGACAAACCCGGCGCCACCACGGTCCGTGAACTGGCGAGCCGAGTTGGCATGAGTAAAGACTCGTTCGCGCGGGCGCTCAAGCGAATGGTGGAATTAGGGCTGCTGATCGAAGACAAGGGGCCGACGCCGATGTCTGAAAGCAACTACACGCTGGCGGATGTTCAGGATTTAGTGAAAGGCCGTGCCCTTTGACCGATGCGGAATCAAGAACGGTGCCGGGCTTCCCTGTTTCCTTGAGGGGGGCCGCATGAGCGTTCAAATGATGGGCGCTGTGATCAATTGCGGGCCGCAGGACAGGACCCAGTTCTGTGTGATGATGGCCCTGGCGAACTACGCCGACGACTTCGGTTTTGCGTACCCGTCGATCGAAACCATCGCCGCGAACTCGCGTTGCGACATGCGCACGACGCGGCGGCAGATCTCGAATTTGGAGGCTGAGGGTTGGCTCTATTGCGCCCGAAAAGCGGTAGGCGGCAAGTCTAACGCCTACATTTTGAACATCGGCAAGATAGGGGTCACAGTGCCCCCTAATGGCAAACGTAGCCCTTTGTTTCTAAAGCTTTACAAATCGTTAGGGGTCACCATGACCCCTATTTTCGCGCCAGAGAAGTCAGAGGGCACCGTGCCCTCTGAACACCTAAAAAATGACGATTTCGACGAAAACTCAGAGGACATTGGCGACTTTTCAGAGGACAATCCACAGCCCCTCACAGGTCAGGATGAACAGAGTCAGAGGACATTTGAGGGGGGTTCAGAGGACATAGCTTGTCCCCCTAACCGTTATAACCGTCAAGAACCGTCAGGAACCGTCAGTTTAGAACCACCCACCCTACCCTCCCGCGGGGAGGGTGCAGTTCAAACCCCTTCTCCCGCCGAGACCGGCCCTGACCCCGGCAAGCCGGCAGCTAGGCCTTGGCCGAAGTTCATCGCGGCGCTGAAGAGCCAGATGTACGACATCCCGATCGGCGTCGAGACCGGGAAGCGCTGGAAGCAGGTCAAAAATGGCGAACACGACTTTGTGGCGTGCTTCAGCGGATGGTGGCTGGAGCAAATGCAGCGGAACTCCGCAGGGATAACGTTCGTCACCTTCGCCGAGGACGAGGCCGCGACCGAGGCAGGGATTGCGAAGTATCGCAAGCGGCTAACACGCCTGCTGGGCGAGTTTTTCGATCTGCCTAAAAACGAGCCGGTGAGCTTCAAAGTGCTGCGCGCTGAAGAGGCGCAAAAAACAGCCCCTGTCCCACACTGGGACAGAGGCCTCACCAACCCAGCTCCAGACGCGGGGTTGGAAGCGGCTTTGTCCCACAGTGGGACAGAGCCCGCGGAAAGACCCCTCTCCAACGGCGAAATACCGGCCTCGGATAGGGAGGCTTGGGAGCAAGTGCAGCGTCTCGCGAAAGAGCACCTGGAACGGATCGCGAAAATGAACCCCGGCATCCGCCGGGAGTGGATCGAACAGGCGGTCGAGCCTGCGGAGCTGGAGTCGGTCGAGGGCGTGAACGGCAAGCGGCTATGGAAGCTGCGTTCGCCTGCGCCGGAGACGACGCGCGTGGTGATAAATCTGCTCGGACGCCAAGCCATTCGCAAAGTCGCCGGCGAAGTGGAGATCGTGGTGGTGGGCCCCGAAGGCGAGAGCCCGTGAGGGCGCGGCCGTGGACGTCGAACCTGAGTAGTAAACGCACCTGAGTACCTGAAGTACCTAAAGCACCTGAGGAGGCACGATGATCGTGAGCGTAGTGAGCGACAAAGGCGGGGTGGGCAAAACCATGACGGCGGTGCATCTGGCCGCATACCTGCAGGGCCTGGCACCGACGCTGCTGCTGGACGGCGACGATGTGCACAACGCGATAGCCTGGTCGAAATGCGGCGAAGGTTTCCCGTACAAAGTGGCGCCCTTCGAGCAGGCGGCGAAGTTGGCGGCCAATTACAAACACATCGTGATCGACGTTGGGCAGCGGCCCGGCAGCGCTGGCCTCGAAGCCGCCGCAGATGGTTGCGATCTGCTGGTGGTGCCCACCACCCTGGGCGGCCAGGCAACCAACGGGCTGGGGCAGACGGTGCGCGCGCTGCAAGCGATCGGCGCCGATTTCCGAGTGCTGCTGGCCGCGGTGCCTCAGTACAAGGCCAAGGAGGCTGCCGCGCTGCGTAACCTGCTTACCGAGTCCCACGCGCCGGTTTTCGACGGCGAGATCCCGCGGCTCGAAGTCTTCCAGAAAGCGGAGACGGCGGGCTGCATCGTGTGCCAGGTGAAAGACCCCGCGGCCGACCGAGCCTGGGAGTCTTACGTGAAGATCGGGCGCCAGCTCACATCCATGGGGATCTTGTACGCGCCCGCTGTAAAAGACACGGCGGTGCGGGCATGAGCGATCTGAAATCGGCTGGCCTTACCAAGTTGTTCGCGGGAATCAAGCAGGCGCAGGAGCCGGAGCGCGCAGGCGGTACTCAGGGTACTCGGATCGCTCAGGGTACTCGCGGCACCCAGCCGGGGCCGAGGCTCGCGCCGCTGCCTTCGCAGGCGACGGCGAAGAGCAAGCATCCGGAGTACAAAGCTGTGAAAGTCTTCATGCGGCGTGAAAACCATCGAGCCGCGGCCCGCAAATGGAGATACGACGAGGGCGGCGACTTCAGCGACCTGGTGGATCACCTCGTCGAGCAGTATCTGCACACCTGAGGTGCCTGAGGTACCTTTTGCAGGCGGTCGCTGCGTTAGGTACTTCAAGTACCCGGCGCACCTGAAAGGAAGATGCGATGGGACGCGAACGCGAAGAACATCTGGCTGAGTGCAAGCGACGGGCGATTGAATTGCTCGACGCGGGCGATCCGATGCAGGCAGTGACGTCGATGCTGTCGGATCTGGGGAAGCACCCGATTACTGAAAATCACCCGGCGATACCGCTCGGCGTGCAGTTCATGATGCTGCCTGGCTGGCTCTCCAACACAGCGGAAGTGCGCAGGTTCATTGAGGGGTTCCGATGAGCGAGCCCCGAATTCCATTGGCTCCAAGCAAGGGTCCGCCGAAGAAGCTTTGTATCGACTGCGGGATGGACTTCGCCGTTGACGACGAATGCTCACGTTGCGAGGGATGTCTTCATGATTGGCAGGTGCGGATCGCGCGAAAGCTGCAGCGACGGGCAGCCTCAGGAGGCTAGACATGGCATTGGATCCAAGGAATAACTCGCGCGTGAATACCGAAGGCCTGGCAGCCGAAGCCCGTGCGCTGGCGTGGGCGCGCAGCCCGATCGGGACGCCCTATGGCGGGACTGAAGTCGTACTGGTGGCGCCGGAATCGGGTACCAACCCCGAACTGCCTGATCAGGGCATTCCACGGCTGCGGGGAGGAGATGCTTGTGGCTGAAACAACCCTAAGCTCGGAAGCGAAGAAAGAACTGGCCACGCTGATCGTCGCGGCTCTTTACGCCAGCTTCGATGTCGCGATGCTTGAAGGAAGTGCAGTTTATGAACGAGGCGCTGACCGAGTTGATCGAGCAGAGAAAGGCGGAGCAATGCAAATAGAGAGCGGGTACCACGAATCGGAAGACGGAAAGACGATCACGCTGGGGGTGACGTTTACCAGGGAAGAGTGGGAGCGCTTCGTGCTCCTGTTGGGTATGGCCGCAGGCGTGGTGCGCCGCGAAGACATGAACGAGGTGTTCTGGGAAGGCATCCGCCTGATCAACAAGATCATGGAGGGCAACCCGCACTGGCATCCCTTCTGGACACCGGAAGCGCAGGTGAAGCCGTGACCGAAGCGGAGAGAAGATGGGTCCAGGTGTTGATGACCGCCCTGCGGGAGTCGGTGAACCTGCAGGGACACTACGCAGAGCTTCTAAACATGCACGACGGCGGCGAGCGACTGGTGTTCACGAGCCCGACGGAATTCATCGCGCGCCTGGCTGCGACCGGCGCCATCCCGATCGACGAGGTTCACGAGATTTTCGAGTTGATGTCAAAGCCCCCCAAGGAAGCGAACTGATGACGACCATGGGAATCAGGCCTGGGGATGCGGTGCTGGTGATCGAGCGCCGAGGCGAGCAGCAGCTTGTCTACAACGCGCTGGTGGCGGGCTTTTCGATGGACGAGAAGCTGGCGGGCACGCGCGGAGAGCCGGCGATCGAGGCCTGCTTTGTGGCGACGCACGCGGAAGCCCGCAATGTGCGCAGCGGAGGCCTGGCCACGCTGACGGTCCCGAAAGTCGTCCACATCTCACACCGCGACTTTATCGAGGGGCGCGCAGGCCTGGGATACGAAGAGCTGCCAGGACCGGTCCAGGGCATCTGCCGCTACTGCGGATGTACCGAGCGACGCGCATGCCCAGGCGGGTGCTTGTGGGCCAACCTCGAGGAAACAGTGTGCTCGGCGCCAGAATGCATGACGAAGCTCATCGAGGACAACAGGGCGCTGAGCGCCGCCGAGAAGGATTGAGCGTCAGACGCGGTCCGGTCGCGGCCCGCGTTTTCTCGCAGCCAGCACCATGATGCGGTCCAGGATCTCCGCATTGGAGCGCAGGCTGCGGCGGAACAGCGTCGAGTCGGGAGTTACACCGACCGGTAGGCGGTCCTCATCGGTGACCACGAGCGTGTTGGTCGCCGGGCTGATCTCCTTAGACCGGTTCAATAGGGCTTCTGCACCGTCGAGGGGCCACTCCAGCAGCAACACGTCGATGGGCTGGCACAGCAGCTCCGCGGCCTCGGCGGGGCTGGAGGCTGTAATTACAGCGTATTTATAGGTGCGGAGTAGATAGCGCAGCACGCCGATCCGCTCCTCATCATCACCAACCAGCAGGATCTTCCGAGGCGGCCTCACCGAAGGTTCGACTTTTCAGCTTTGGCGTGGAAGTCAGCCAGCCGCGCCCTTGCGGCCGCACTCTTTCCGCGCGCGTAGGCCTCGACACATCTTGGAACAGGCGGAACACGCACGCTGTTATCGCTGGCCTTGAGATGCGCGGCAGCGGCCCAATTTTGGACAACCGCCAACTCCCAGCCGGACCACTCGCGCATCACTAGAAGCGGGACGGGCGAATCGACCAGCAGCAGCATGTCGCGCAGGATGCGCAGATTCTGTTCATGCTTCATGGCTTCACCCCCAGGCTTTGGAACATGATCATCAAGGCGGCGCGCTCGGCAGGCGCGAAGAGATCGTCCAACTCCGCCCGTGCCAGGCCGCGCATGGCCGCAGCGACGGAAATAGTGTAGTAGAGGGAGCTTTCGGGATTGAAAGCGTAAGTTCGGCCGAAGACGTCGACGTTCAGATAGCGGAGCGAGTCAACATGCTTGTAGAGGTAGATTCCATCGGCCGAGCCCATGAACCTGAACTGCTCGCAGAGCCCGGGCGGACAGAGTTTCTCGAGGGGTGCCCAGTTGGGTGCGACCGCTTCGCGAAGCATTTCGGCGAGCACTGTTACGTTATCCTTGGGGTGCGCGGGTACGGCGACACCTTGGCGGGTGTGCATTGTGGCCTCCTTTGAAGGCTGTAGTGCGGCTGGCCCGCGCCTTCGTTGGCGCGAAGGGAGCGGGGCGTGAACTTTCTTCTCAGCGTGTTTTGCGCGCTGGTGTGGGTGCGACGGCGGCTAAGGACCGTTCCTTCTCCACCAGCAGTTTAACCCCCATGCGAAAGAGCTGGGCGTCCTTCAGCCCGGTGCGCTCGATGAGATAGTCGAGCAGAGCGCGGGTCTCCGGATTGATGCGCATGGAAAAGGGGCTCGTGGGTACAGACTTTTGCGGCTTCGTTATCATGCTGCCTTCTTTTTGGCGTAAGGACTTTTTACTTCGACGGGGCTTCCGCGTGTGGATGCCGGTTATTCGGTGAGATCTACGAACGTGCAAGCCTTGCCCTGTATGCAAGAGACCTTGCACTCCATTGTGTGCCTCAGCACTGCTCCGTATGTGTTTCTCCCCATGATGCCCCAATCGATGATTATCCAGTTTCTAGTGAGGACTGCGCCAAAACCGTAAGCGTACTTGTCATCGAACTGCACCGAGGACGGGTCTTTAGCCGTCGCAACAATAGCAGACTTGCACATCTGAGCGGCCGCATCCACCCTGCTCTGTAGAAAATCGGTTCGGCTCAGCTTGCCTGATGGTGCGGGGGTGGGCACCACCTGCTGGTCGGCGGCGGGAACCGGAGGCATGGCTTCTGTAAAGCATAATTTCACCGCTTTTGTTTGCGCGGTTCCCCACTGTTGCGCCTCCTCTTTTGTAAGTGGTGATGCACTATAGGCCATTTCTGCAATCGCCGAAAAAACCTTCACCCCGCATGCTTTCTCTGCTTCATTCCGGTTGCCGCTTGCGGTAATTTCTGTTTGCAGAGATGGGAGCTTGTCACGGAGCGCCTGACGAAACACGGACGCATCGAAGGGGACAGCAGGTGCGGTGACCGGCGTCACCTGCGCGATTGCCGGGACGGTGAACATCAGTGCGAGTAGGACCAAAATGAAGCGTTTCATGATGTGTTCTTTCTTCTTGCGTTGAGAAGCGCTTGGCTATATCTAAGTTTCTGTATCGTTGACCGCCTAATCAGCCCGTCAGTTCGATGCCGCGTTCTACGAGAGTCTTGTCGCGCCAGTTGAGCATTGCCAGCAGAGTGGCGGGGTTCTCTGCCTTGTCCGATGCGAATGCCAGCTTCTCAAGCCAGCGCACCGCGGATTCATTCCGGGACGTGCTGTAGTGTGTATGTACTTCGCTGCCGGAGATGAGGGGCTGAAGAGCGTAACCTTGGGCGAAGAACTCTTTTATGGCGAGATCACGCCAGTGGAGCATCTCCACGAAGGCGAGGGCGTTGTCTCTTGTTTTCAGATGCTCCGCCCGTTCCCACAGCCACCTCAATGCAGCATTTACGCTATCTTGAGTCAAAGCCTGTCCTGCAACCATGGCCGTATTTTTGTTGGCGCACTCGACCTCCCTGAAGTAGCCTTTGCCGAGCTTCTGTTTCGCCAGCTTGTCGAAAACGCTAGTTGCTTCGGCAAGTGACACCGGCGTGTCAGTCTTGGTTCCACGGGACAATTCCGTGCCTCTACGGCCGAACTGGTAATTGACTACGTAGCCGTTGCCGGCCTCTTCGATCTGTGCGCGATAAACCTTGTCATGAAAGCCTTCGCGGCATGAGAGGTCGATTGACTCGATGCTCATCGGTGGTGCCTCTTTTCTCTTGGGCTGTGTGAAATGTAGGACAAAGTAATACATATAGCAAGATTAAAATGCGGAAACAAGTAACACTTTTGGGGGAGGACCGCGCGGGAGTAACCTTGGATCATGTACACGAACACTGTTCTGCGCGCGCTTTCGGCCGAGGTAGTTGGACGGCTGCGGTTGCGCCCGGTGAAGTTCGATCTGGCTCATGAGTTTGAGTTTCCGGGAAAGCCGATCGAGCATCTCTTCTTCATTGAGGCTGGCATGGCGTCCATGACCACCACCTTCCAGGACGGCGTCCAGGTCGAGGTTGGCATGTTCGGCTGCGAGTCGATTATCGGCGTGTCCGCGCTGATGGGGACCAAGCGCAGCTTGAACCGCGTGTACACACAGATCGCAGGCTCGGGCTTTGCGGCAAAGCTAGAGCTGGCGCGGCTCGAATTCGCGCGTGGCGGAATCTTCCAGTTGTTGGCATTGCGCTATGTGCAGGCGCAACTGGTGCAGGCGATGCAGAGCGCGGGCTGCAACAGCCGGCATAACTTTGAGCAGCGCCTTGCGCGGTGGCTGCTGATCTGCGCCGACCGCGCGCGCACGGACACATTCGCCTTGAGCCAGGAGTACCTGACCGACATGCTGGGGGCGACGCGCTCAACCGTGTCGATCGCCGCCAGCGCGCTCAAGGCCGCGGGGCTGATCGACTACGTCCGCGGCACGGTGCGCATCCTGGATGCGTCGAGCCTTGAGGAGCGCGCGTGCGAATGCTACCGGGTGATCAAGGACCACCTGGATAACTACGCGGAGTTCGATCACGGCGTGGCGCTGCCAGGGGCCTGAGTCTTCGCCTGGCCGATCTGGTACGGCATCCACTCGCAGTACGCGCCATCGGGGATTTCCCCGGCGCCTTGATAGAGCCACACCGAGGTCCGGCTGTGCGCTTCGCCCTCGGGGTCGAAGACGGCGAGATTGACCATGGTATCTGAGTGGACGTAGGCGATGAGAGCCGCCTGGGGCTGAGTCCCAGGGTTTAGACCGTGCGGCCAGAACCAGACGACGCGTCCGATGGTTGGCTTGATCATTGTTGGCGCCTCCTTGAGCGCTTCGTCGATGTGGTCGGCCATCTCTTCAGCGAGTTCGGTTGAAGCGTTGCCGTACTGGTAACTGCGCAGCGCGTGAACAGCGGCCGTCAACAGCTCTCGCAAATCGGCCATCACCAACACCTCCATCCCCCAAGATACGCGCGTAAGTGCGGAGTCGCACTGTGCGGAGTCGAATCAACTTTGCGAGCTTTTTTGCTCATAACTAGAGTGTGCCCTTACAACTTAGATTGCTCGTTGCGGTGAATGAGTCCGGCCGGAGAATCGGCGCGACCCACCACAACGCTGTCCTCTCCGACGCCCTGGTCGACCAAATGCGCAACTCGCATGAGGATGACGGGCTCGGCTACAAGAAAATCTCACGCGAACTCAACCTGGCTCGAACCACGGTGCGGAAGATCTGCACCTACGAGCGCCGCGCGCAGACGCCGGCGCGCTGGAAGTCGATTCGCGTTCGCAGGGCGAAGCCGGTGCTCATTGATTGAATCCAACTCCATCGCGGAAATAACCGCAGAGGTTGATGCCGCCCTGCTCCGCGAGCGCGCTCGGTGGTCGCCTGTGAACCCTCAGATCTCCTACTACGAACGACTGGTGGAGACGGCGAGCCACGACCAGAACGCCCTTCGCCGCCTTTACGGGCACATCCACTGGGCCGGGAGCTTCGCCGGCTTATGAAAAAGCCACGTATGAAGTCCCCCATTCACGCGCCCATCAAAATCACCTGGCGCAACTACCCCGACTCGCTCCACGCGCCCTTCAAGCGGCTGCCGTGCGGGCAATCTTTGCGCCCAAACCTCAAAGTCATGGAAGACTACGTCGCGGGATCGAGCGTCGCACGCGCCATCGTCGCGTCGTGGAATCCAGCGCTTTTTTATGCTCGGCTCATCAGGGTCGAAGAGTTGGCGGCCTGATGCGCGAGCCAGCCATGACCGCAGCGGAGCAAGCATTGGTGATCGGAGGCATGACCGCTGTCAGATGCTTGGCGTTCAGCATGCATAAGAAGATGCCGCAAACAGACCTCGACGCCCTGCTGTCCGATGCCTCGTATGGAGCCATAGAAGCTGCCAGGCGATTTGAACCGGGCAGCTCGACGTTCACAACGTTCATGAGGGGCCGCGTAACTGGCGCCATGCTGGATGGCATACGCGAGAAGGACTGGTGCTCGCGCGTGGCCCGTAGCAGAGGCAGGAAGATGGCCGACGCAGAGCAACTACTTACCCGAAAGCTACAGAGAGACCCTGAAGATGAGGAAATCGCAGCCCTGCTGGAAGTGAGCCTGGTAGACCTGCACCAGTTGAGGGAAGATCTGGCGCGATCGTATGTGTTTGACCTGGACAAGCCTGGCCGCATAGACGAGAGCGGTGACGAAGTGGACATAAAAGCCACCGTCGCCAGCCAAGGGGAAGACCAGCTGGATCGCGTGATCAGGATGGACTTCGCAGACAAGATGATGGAGGCCGTGGCCCTGTTGTCTATTCGTGAGCAAACGATTCTCAGGATGCGCTTTGAAGACGACATGACCCTGCGCGAGATCGGCCTGGTCCATGGTGTGTGCATGGCACGAGTGGGTCAGATACTGGCCAAGTGCGTGGTGAAGCTGAGGAAGAGCCTGAGGGGGTTGGCGGCATGACGCGCGGCCGACTGCAAGCATCCTTTGTCGCTTACAAAGCCGGCGAGCTGAGCCTGGACGGCATGATTCTGGAGTCACGCGCGTTCGCCGTGAGTGTTGGCCGCCTGGAAGGCCGCGAGGATGCCGAGGACCTTGCGCAGGAGGCGTGCATCCAGGTCTGGAAACACATTAACGGGTTCGACGGCCGCCATGCGAGCTGCGCGACCTGGCTTCGCAAGATTCTCCGCAACCTGATCCTCGACAAGGCCCGCCATGCGCGGTCAGTCCTGTCGGATGCCAGAATCGTCGAAATGCTCGAGCAGGAACTTGCGCGCGACGACTCAGACGATTCCCCGCGCAGGGGCATGAGCGATTTGCCGCCCGTCTGGCTGACTGTAGATCAGCTTGACCTGGTGGGCGCGCTGGTGGACGGCGCGGAGATGCGCGACATCGCGGAAGCAACCGGCCTGAGCCTGGGCGCCGTGCGCGCTCGATTCGACCGCATCAAGGGGAAGTGCCGTAGATAATTCCGAAGATCCGCGTTTATGTAATTAGGGCAGTAAAAGGCGGACACATGCGGCTCCAGATCGAACGGTGCACACTCCGCTGCGATGACTGCCATGAGCTAATCGAGATCCCGATGCGCATAAAGCGCGCGGACGAACTGATCGAATTCCAAGACAGCCAGCAGGCCGATCACGTCTGCAAACTCAAAACAGCTACGGTCACGCCGGTTGACCGGACGGTCCATCTGACCACTGTCACGCGGTAGCCAACGGCTGCCAACCGGCGCAATCTTCTCAAGCCCGCAGCCGAGTGAGGCCCTTCAGCGGCCTCGCCAGCGGGCGTTCTCAGCAAACCAAATCCAACCAACCCTCAAAGGAGCAATACATTGAGCCTTAAAACCGTAGTAGAGAAGATCGTTGCCGACGTCGAATATCCGTTTGTGCACGCCCCCAAGTTTGTGACGCTGATCGACGAAGCCGTCAAAGGCGAACCCGCGATCAAGGCCGCAGTGATCAACCTGGTCAAGGCTGCAGAGCTGGCGATTGCCGATGGCGCTATTGCGGTCGCCGCCAAGGGCATCGACCTTCCGGCAGACCTGGCCGAAGTTCATGATATCGAGTCCTTCTTCACCTATTTCAAGGGCACGTTCCTGCCGTTGATTGAAGCTGAATACAAAGAGCTTTCGGCCACAGCGACAGCGGCCTAACATGCCGCCTCGACCGTCGCGTCCCTGTGCGTATCCGAGTTGCCCAAGCCTTGTGGTTGCGGGCTATTGCGCTGCGCACGGGGTCGCGGCTGCCTCATCCGGCTTCGGCCGTGGCACCGCAAACGAGCGCGGCTACGACTATGAGTGGCAGCAGTTCCGGCTTCGGTATTTACGGGAGCATCCGCTCTGTGTCGACTGCCTGGGACATGGCCGCGTGCGCGTGGGCACCGACGTCCACCACACAATCAAGCTCCGATACGCTCCCGAGCGCAGGTTTGACGACACGATCCTAATGGCGCTCTGCGGCGACTGCCACAAGTCACGAACGGCCGCCGGCGAATAGAGGCTCCCAAAGTCACTCCGGGTCGCCCCAAAGGGATAGGGGGTCTCAAAAGGTTTTGAGGCCATCCTCTCTAGACCACGCGCCCCTTTTTCACGTGTCCGCAGTTCAGGAAATTTGAGATGCCATGCCCGCACCGCGAAAAGCAACCTCAGTCCTGGCCATATCGGGCAGCATCGAGCACGACAAAAAACGCTATGCCAACCGAACCAGCGAGCCTAAACCAACCGGCGCCCTCGGCCCAGCCCCAAAGCATTTCGACGCGGAGCTGAAGGCGATCTGGAAAGAGCTGGTCCGCCAGATTCCACCCGGCGTGCTCATGAACTCCGATCGCCTAATCCTTGAGCTGACCTGCCGGCTCACCTTCCAGATGCGCTTCGGCGTCGAGTTCACGAGCAGCAACGCCGCCCAACTTGTGAGCTGCCTCAGCCGCCTGGCCATGACCCCTTCCGATCGGAGCCGGGTCAACCTGGCGCCCGGTAAGGGCGACCCGGCCCTAGCGCCTTCACCGTTCGCAAAATTCGCATGATTACGGAATGCTTGAGCTACGCCGGCGCGGCAACACAATACGCGGTCGAGGTCGCCAACGGCACCATCCTGGCTTGCAAGTGGATCCGCCTTGCTGCAGCCCGGCACCTTGAGAATTTAGAGCGGCCGGGTTTCCCATATAGGTTCGACGACGCGACCGCCAACAAGGCCTGCGAGTTCATCGAACTGCTTCCCCACACCAAGGGCCGCTGGGCAGCGCGCAGAGAGAAGCTCAAGCTCGGTCCCTGGCAGATCTTCATTGTCTGCTCGATCTTTGGCTGGCTCAGTAAAGAGACTGGGCTTCGCCGGTACCGCGAAGCGTACATTTGTGTGCCGCGCAAAAACGGCAAGTCGCCCCTCGCCGCCGCGATCGGCCTCTACATGCTGCGGTGCGATAACGAGGCCGGCGCCGAAGTAGTCTGCGGCGCCACAAGCGAAAAGCAGGCGTTCGAAGTATGGCGCCCGGCCAAGATCATGGTCGAGAAAACCCTTGACCTGCGCAAGGTCCTGGGCATCAAGGCCAACGCGCGATCGCTCACCGTCGAGGCAACCGGCGGCAGTTTCATCCCCGTCATCGGCAAACCCGGCGACGGCGCATCGATCTCATGCGGCATCTGCGACGAGTTTCACGAGGCAGACACAGCGGAGCTGTACGACACCCTGCGCACCGGGATGGTCGGGAGAGAGCAACCACTCCTCCTGGTCATCACCACGGCGGGATTCAACACGGCGTCCCCGTGCCACGATCTGCAGATCACCGCGCAGCGCGTCCTCGAGGGCGCCCTGATCGACGAGCAGCTTTTCACGGTTATCTACACGATCGATGCCGGCACCGACTGGACCACTGTAGCGGCTCTCTGGATGGCGAACCCGAACCTGGGTGTGTCCGTCTCGCTCGAAACGCTACTGCACGATCAGCAACAGGCCATCAAGAACGCGGGTAAGGCCGGGGTCTTCCGCACCAAGCATTTGTGCGAGTGGATGACGGCATCGGCCGCGTATTTCAACCTGGTCAAATGGGCGGCTGGCGCAGACGCCACGCTCAGCGAGGAAGACTTCAAAGCGGATCCACTTTACATCGGCATGGATCTCGCCAGCGTGCTCGATCTCAGCGGCGTGGTCAAAGTTTATGTGCGCTCGGCCGACGGGAAGCTGCATTTCTATGTGTTCCCGCGGCACTACCTTCCGCAGGATCGGATCTCGCTGCCTCAGAACCAGCACTATCAAAAGTGGGCGGACGAGGGCTTCCTGATCCCCTGCGAGGGCAGCGCGCTTGACTACGCCCTAGTGCGCACCGATCTGACGGCCGACATCGAGGCCCACAGCGTCACGGCGCTGTGCTACGACAAGCGCTACTGCGACCAGCTTACCCAGGAGCTATACCTGGCCACCGGCGTCACGCTCGTTGAGGTGCCACAGATTCCGCAGTATCTCAGCCTGCCGATGAAGTCGCTCGATGCGGCGATCCTCGACGGCCGCGTGCACCATACCGGCGATCCGGTGTTGACCTGGTGCATGAGCAACGTGGTTTCCAAAGTTCGCGGCCAGTCCGAGAATGCCTTCCCGGAGAAACAGAAGCCGGCCAACAAGATCGACGGCGCGGTCGCCTTACTTAACGCGATGAACCGCGCCCTCACCGCTGAATCGACCGCCAGCCAATCCGGTATCGGCTGCTTCTCGATGTAGTCCACGCACCACTGAGAACTTACACATGGCCCTCTTCGGCAAAAGAATCACTTCCGCGTTGATCGCCCTTCGCGGCGGCAGCCCCATCGACAATCCCGCCATCCCCCTCAGCTCCAGCGCGATCTGGGATTGGCTAGTTGGCGGCGAAGCCACCGTCGCCGGCGAGCAGATCAATGAGGCCAACAGCCTCCAGATTACGACCGTTTATTCCTGCATCACCCTGCTCGCTTCAATGGGAGCCACGCTCCCGCTGCGGCTGATGGAGCGCACCGACAAGGGGCACGTCGTCGCGGAAGACACCGGCCTGCACTACCTGCTCAACAGCGAGCCAAACCCGGAAATGTCCGCGCCGAGTTTCGTTGAGACTATGATCGGCTGCCTCGCCATGGGCAACTGCTACGCGCAGATCGAGCGCAACAAGCTCAGGCAGGCTGTCGCGCTCTGGCCGCTGAATCCGCTCAAGACCGAACCAGTCCGACAGCCCAGCGGCGTCATGGCGTACAAAACTTCGCAGGGCGAACCTCTCGGCACCTATCGCATCGTCGATGCCAAGGACATGATTCACGTCCCGCTGTTTTCACTCGAAGGCCGCAAGGGCATGTCCCCCATCATGCTGGCCCGCCAATCTCTGGGCCTGGCCAAGGCGGCTGAGAAACATGGCGCGCGACTCTTCGGCAACGGCACAAAGGGCACAGGCGTCTTCATGAACAAGGCCCCCAAGCCGTCTCCAGCGGTGCAGAAAGAAATGAAGGAAAGCTGGCAGGAGAACGCCGGCGGCGTCAATCAGGGACGTATGCAATTTTTATGGGGCGGCGACTGGTCCTATCAGTCCCTCGGGCTCACGCCCGAAGAATCGCAGTTCCTCGCGACCAGGTCATTCCAGCGCGCCGATATCGCGGCGCTCTGGAAGATCAGCCCGCACCTGGTCGGCGACACCAGCCGTTTGAGTGGCACGAACTCAGAGCAGCTCATGCTCCAATTCCTGGTCATCTCCCTGGCACCGCTGCTGCGCAAGCTTGAGGCCGAATTCGATCGCAAGCTCTGCCCCACCCAAGGCAGCAAGGCAGGGAAGTTTTACAGCAGCTTCGATGTAACCCGACTGCTGCGCACCGATTTGAAGTCGCAGAACGAGGCCTACCAGGCCGGGCGCAACGGTGGGTGGTACACGGCCAACGACGTGCTCCGCAAGCTCGGTGAGAATCCCGGCGGTCCGGAGTGCGATGTCTACGTCACGGCCGTCAATTACCAAAATTCAAAGCGACTGCTCGATACCGAGTCGCTGCAAGACCAGCCCATTGACGCGGCACTGCCCACGCCGGCGGAGCGGTCCATGCTTGGCGTGTACACCCGCGCCTTCATCGGCCTCTATTCAGACGGGTTCAACCGCCTTTTGACCCGCAGCAAGAGGGATTTGGCCGCGATTACGGCCTGTTTCCAGCCTGTTCTTCGCTCCATCGCGGACACGGCGATCGGTCAAAACGGCGTCGGTTTGTTCACCGGAGGCGATCCAGCCGACGGCGTAATCAACGACGCGCTGCGCGCAATGGAAAAGCGGGCCGCAAAGTGGCCGGCAGTCATTCCAGACGCCGATCGCGCCGGTTACGCCAACGCCGAGTTCACCCGCGCCGTCCGCTCCATTCACATCGCGGTTTCACGCGACATCGCCGCGGCCAAAGCGGTACACGAACTCGCAGCACCCGAAGAGGACACAGATGATCAAGCAGCCTAAAACCGAGCGCACAGTACGCACGCTTCTTACCACCGAGTTCCGCGTCGCCACCGCAGACGACGGCACCCGCACGCTCTCCGGGCTCATCCCCTACAACTCGCCGTCGTGCGACCTGGGCGGCTTCACCGAGCTGCTGGCCCCTGGAGTCTTCGCCGGCGCGCTCAAGGCTGGCGCAGACGTACTCTGTCTCCGCGATCACATCCCGGCCAACCTGCTCGGCCGGACAAAAAGCAAGACTCTGGCTCTGACCGATTCGCCCGAAGGCCTGCGCTTCGTTTGCAAGCTGCCGAAGAACTCCCAGGGCTCTGACCTGGCCGAGTCGGTTGACCGCGGCGACCTGGACGCCAACAGCTTCGGATTCTCCACCATTGAGGACAAGTGGCTCTGCGATGCCGCCGGCAACGTGGTGCGCACGCTGATCGCCGTCGACCTTTACGAGATCTCGCCATGCAGCTTCCCGGCGTACCAGTCGTCCGAGGTATCGATCCGGTCCCTCGCGTCGTGCCCCGTCGAGATCCGCGCCAAGATGAAACAGCGCGACGCAGAACAATGCTCCTGCGACTGCGCCGAGTGCGCCGGCGGCGATTGCGGCCTGTGTTCCGACGCCGATTGTGACGAGGAGTACTGCTCGTGCGCCGAGTCGCGCTCCATCAGAAACGCAGACGCAAACCGCGTGATGAACATCCGCCTGGCCTTCACCGACTAATCTAGTGATGAATTCGGAGGTAGAACCGGATGCCCAACGACAAGAGAAAAGAAGTTGAAGCTCTGATCGATAAGGCCGCGAAGGCGGAGAAGTCAGAGGAAGCATTGAAGTTCTCGCAGGCCGCCTGCAACGCGGCCAATGCCATGTGTGCGATTAAGACCGCGGAGCATATGCCCAACCACGGTTAAACCACTTTTTGCATCACGCATGACGGGCGCGCCGCTTGCCGGCCGCGTTCACTCGCACCCGTCTGTCATGCCGCTGAGAAGCCCCAGCCTGCCGCTGCCGCTGTCCTGCAAGCATCAAATCTCGCAGCACAAGGAAGTACCATGACCCTTTTTGAATTGCAGGAAAAGCGCAACAAACTCCTCTCTGACGCCCGCGCCATTATGGCCGGCGCAGACGTGACGACCGAGCAGCGGGTCGCCGTAGACAAGATGTTGGCCGACGCCAACGTGATCAAGGCCGACATCGAGCGCACTGTTTCGCTCGAAGCCGACGCGGCCGAGCTCCGCAGCGTACCCAACCGCGTTGCCCAGGCGCCCATCGCCGATGGCGCCATCGTCGTAGCTGAGACCCGCTCCATGGATGAGCGCCGCGCCGCAACCGCGGTGGCACTCCGCAACTACGCAGCCGGAGCCACATTCGAGCGCCGCGATCTGACTATTGCCATCGATGGCTCTGTCATGATTCCGGTAGGCGTCACCGATCCGAAGATTGCCCTCAAGTCTTCGGGCTCGGTATACGACCTGGTGTACAAGTTCCGTACCAGCACCGGCGAAGCGGTCAAGGCTCCCCTCCTCTCGGATCTGGCTAACGGCTTCGTGCTCAACTCGGCCCCCATCACCACCACCGATCCCTCGGCCACCGGCGTCACCATCCAGGTTGACGACATCCGGTCGAATCCGATCCTGCTCGACAACTCTCTGCTCAACGACGTCCTGTTCGACCTGGTCGGGTTCGTTGAGAAGGCGACCCAGACGCGCTATCAACGCACAGCCGCGAACTGGATCACCAACGGCAACACGTCGAACGTCGGCGCGCTCTCGGCCGTCGCCGCGGGCATCACCGGTGCCACCACGCTCGTGACCAAATATGCCGATCTGACTGGCATGCTGGCCACCCTGGACCCTGCATACGCGATCGGCGCTTCGTGGCTGATGAGCAATGCAACCCTCGCCAACGGGATCATGAACATCACGGACGGCAACCAGCGCCCCATCTTCCTGCCCTTCCTTGACGGCGGAATCTCCGGCTTCGCGGGCACGATCTTCGGCTTCCCGGTGAAGATCAACCCCTACCAACCCGCGATCGGCGTGGGCAACCCGTACATCCAGTTCGGCAACTTTTCAGAGGGTTACACCTACCGCGAAGTGCTTCCCGGCATCATGCTCAAGAAGAGCGTTGACCGCTGGATCGAGCTGAACCGGACTGGCTTCGTGGCCTTCGCCCGCGTGGGCGGCGCTGTCACGGATGCAGGCAGCCATCCTGTAATCACACTCACAGGCAAGTAACCAATCCCTCAACCTCCTCCCCACGGGGCCGGCTTCAACGCCGGCCCCGAAGAGGCCCCATGCCACAAACCCCAGTTCCAACCCCACCGGCTCCCAAGCCGGCGCCGATCCGCGTCCCCCGCGAACAGGCGGACCGTCCAATTCAGAACCGCGAACGCGCCATCAGGTAAACCATGCCCCTCGTCTACAAAGAAATGTCCGCGCCCATCGCGGAGCCGATGACCCTCGCCCAGGCGAAGCTGCAATGCATCATCGACTCCGGCGATACCTCGCAGGACACGGTGATCGGCGGATACATCATCGCCGCGCGGCAATATGTCGAGAAGAAAATGCAGCGCGCCATCTTCCCACGCGCCATGCGCCTGAACCTTGACTTCTTTCCCTTCCCTGATTGGTCTGGCACCATCGGCGCAAATGATCGCCACGTCCTTTACGGGAAATACTGGCACGCGCTCATGATCAGGCTGCCGATGGTGGCCACGCTCTCAGTTGAAAGCATCACTTACATCGATCTCACCGGCACTCTGCAGACTCTCGATCCAAGCCAGTATTACGTCGACCTGACGAGCGAGCCGGCGCGCATCGTGCCCATGCCGGGGCTTTACTGGCCATACACACAGAGCTACCTCCCCGGCTCGGTCACCATCCTCTACACGGCCGCGACGTATGCGCTGCCGGTTGTGGATTCGCTGGAAGTTCCATTGGCTTCGCCATTCGCAATTACGCTTTCCCAGGCCGCGGCGTTCATGGCTGGCACGGTACTCCAGGTCACCAACATCGTCCTGGTGGACTCTACCGGCGCTCCAGTCCCCTTCACCAATGCGAGTTCGGTCTTGACCGTCAACAGCTCGTACACAGGCGCGACACTCACGGCGAGCTACTGCATCGGCAACTGCCCGGCCACCATCACCCAGGCCATGAGCCTGCTGATTTCGTATTGGTTCACCCACCGCGACGCAGCCGAGGCCAATCCGCCCAAAGCCATCGAGATGGGCGTTGAGAGCCTGCTTGCAACCGACACCTTCGACACCTTCGGGTACCAGGCATGACCTTCGACCCAACCCAACTCGCCGCCGGCCGGCTTCGCCACTCCATCACCATCCAAAAGCCCAGCTCCACCCGCGACTCAGCCGGGCAGCCCGGCACTACCTGGTCAACGGTGCTGACCACGCACGCCGCCATCGAGGGCACCTCGAGCCTGACCTTCAAGTTTTCGTTTCAGAACTCCACTCAAGCGGCCAACGCAACCGACTGCATCACCATCCGCTATCCCGCGGTCGCGATCGCGCCCGGCATGCGGATCCAGTTCGGCGACAATGCCTACACCATCCAGGATGTTGACGACGTGAATCGGCGTCACCGGATTTTGATCCTCGCCTGCATCGGCGTTGACACCGTGAGTTCGTAATGGCCGATGAAGTCAAGCTCACCATCGACACGCATGAATGGGAGGACCTGCTCAAGGCACTCCCCACGCGCGTAGCCAAGCGGGCGGTCCGCAACGCGCTGCAGGCCGGCGGTGATGTCCTCCTCGACGCAATGGTCGCGGAATGCCCCGAGCGTACCGACGAACCGACTCCGGACAGCAATGCCCTGCAGCCGGGCGTGCTCAAAGAAAGTCTCTGCGACCAGGTCGTCATCGGGACCAGGTACAACCCGGCGGTGAAGGTCGGCCCCGGCATCGGCACCGGCCACGTGGCCTATTGGGTTGAGAACGGCTTCGACCACATCGAGGGCGGCAAGAGCGGTGAAAAGGGTTCGCACGTTACAAAGCACATCGACGCAAACCCGTTCATGGTGCGCAGCTTCGATTCTTCGATTGAGCGGGCCGTCGAAGTGATGCTTGAAAACCTGGCATCTTCGCTCGGCCAGGACCTGGCCGACGATTCACCTTCCGACTCGGAGTACGGCGGAGAGGACTACTAAATGGTCACACTCATCGAAGGCATTGTCGCGCTGCTGCTCACCGAGACGCCCATCGTGGCCATCGTCGCCGGCGGCGACAGCATCCAGCCGATCCCCGCGCCCGTCGATATCTCGCTCTTCCCCGCCATCGTGTACCAGGCGGTCAGCGATCACGACGAGATGACGCTCACCGGATCGAGCGGTGTGGCCCACGCGCGCATTCTGTTTAGCTGCCACGCGTGCTTCGGGCCAGGCAGCTACCTCATCGCCCACAAGCTCGGGCTCGCGGTCAAGGCCGCGCTCAACGGCTACCAGGGATTTCTCCCCGGCGGTCCACAAGTCTTCTTCGCCGACGTCGTCAATCTCACCGATTTGTATCAGTCCGACGCCCTGCTCTCCACAACCAACGTCTCAGTCCTGGTCGATTACCAGAGCTAAGCCCCCACCGCTTCACACGAGGTAACATCATGTCCACTCTCTCAAAGGGCGGCACAGGCGCAGGCGCAGTCCTGGTTATCAATGCCACTCCCGCAACCATTGCAGCGCCTGTCGCTGCTCCGTCCATTCCTCCGACCGCGTTGACTCTTGCCCCGGCTGCAACCCCCACCGGCATTGCGCTCTTGCAGATTAAGGACTTCACCCTGCCAGAACAGAAGCTGAGCTTTGACGACATCACAAATACAGGCTCGCCTTCCGACATCGCCGGCACCGTCACGAAGGAATCCATTCCGACCGTGCTGGACCCCGGTGAGTTCACCGCGACGGGTGTGTTCTTGCCCGGTGACCCCGGTTTGATTGCGCTCCAGACAGCTTTCCTGTCCGGACTCGCGAACCAGTATCAGGTGCAATTGCAGAAGATCGCCGGACAAGTCACGAGCGGAAACGTGTACGACTTCAATGGCTGGGTCTCCTCTATGCCTACCCCGGTCGGCATAGGTGCTGACAAGACGCTGACCGTCAAGATCAACATCAAGTTGCAAGGGATCATGACCATTAAGACCGGCAGCTAAACCCAACTGAACTGGGTTCCCCCGGTCCCTCGCGTTTGGGGACCGGGGATAACATGGCCCCACCTCTGGCCGTATTAGGCGCCGACACCACCGTAGTCCTCGACAACCAGATCCTCGGCAAGCCCGAATCCCCCGCCGACGCCG